TTATTTATTAGTTAATGGACCACCCGACGATGATCTGTCAGGTGAAGTCCCTTTAAGGGGCGTGTTTAGGAATCAGCAGAAGCAGTACTCAGAAACAAGTATATCTTCCACATCATAGCCACCTTTTGTTGGTTGGGTTATTTCAACCCCGTTCTCATTAGCGAAGTCAGCCAATGGGCAACCATAAGCGAACATATCGTACATCTTCTCACGCACTGCTAAGTTTATATCAAACATACCGTCCATTGAGAGACCGAATTGGTCGTGTATGAAATGGAAGTTGGTATGACCGAGATCACCTAACGCACATATTGTATTGATCAACAGCGCACTGTCTAAGCTGTGAATAAAGTTAGCAGCTATACCGAGTTTATGCCCAGCTCTACTAGCTTCATCTCTCCAAGTGTTGACGGTTAAGTCTCTCCGAATCCCAGCGAGATCCACCTTTACCCTCTCAGACGTGCAGCGCTCATAACGTTGGTAGGCTCTGAACCCTGAAGCGGTCGTCCACGATATAGTACCAGCTGAACCTTGTGGTGCTAAGATTTCTTTAACAGCACCTTGTAGGTATCGCATAATCTCAGCAGCTTTAGGTAAGGATTCCTCAATAGAAGTGAACATCAAGTCCCCGAAGTCTATTGACTCCATATAACTGATACCAGCTACGAACTCGTCGTTGTGATCCTTCTTATCAAAGAACACAGCTTTACCCATAGTGCTCGCTCCACAACTATAACCGTAAGTCATAGTACCACGCTTAACAAGTTTTCTCCACAATTTAGTCCCATGTTCAAGACCTGAGTATTCCTTCAGTCTAACTAACTTAGGTCTACCTACACTGTGCAGAACTTCGTGACACTTGTTACCGACCACTTGATATAAGTCTCCCACAGGGGCATACGAACACGTGGATATGTTTACGTGCTCTGCTACTGTGTCGTCCCTACCAATGATAGACAACAACTGTAAACCAGATGTAGTCGCATCTAATCCAGCTGAAATATATACATAGAAGTTATGCGTCTCACCTAAATCCTTAGCCATTTGGAAGTCTCCCCAAGTTAAGATAGCAGCTATCAACTGCCACTTAGTCTTCTTCTCTCCCTCGAACTTACTCAACCACTCAGTGGCTATACCATCTTTCAGACCTGTGTAGGCTTCAAGGATATTATCCATATTAGTGTATGTCCATAGCTCTCTATCATCAAATGTAGCCTTGTCGTTTCCGGCACAGTTTGATGTATGTATTGCTAGATTACGAGCAACTGTGTCAGACCACTTGACCCCATTCTTAAATTGAAGCAGAGACTTCTCAGCATCAGAACCTTGTGGATCTACTCCTCTCATAATAGAGTATACCCGACCACGGCTATCTAAGTTGTGTAAGAATCGCATAGTCTTATCAGCGTGATCCATACAGTAGTCTAGTGTGTTAATAAACCGAGTCGCTTTAGAGTAATTCGACACAACTGTGTTATAGTCAAACGATTTCTCTAAGAACCGCACACGGGCTTTAATTCCAGCACGAGACTTCAATCCAGCTCTCTTAGCTTCCGGTGAAGACCAGTCATATGTATCACTAATCATATCTTGTTCAAAGACCCAATCAGCAAATGACTTCTCACCACGTTCCATACAAGCTACGATACCACGAGCCTTCTGTGCTTCCTCTAATGTGACCATCTCGGGTGTGAAGCCTTCAATGCCACCTAACATTATGTCAAGCACACTATTATTAATAGCCCACTCAGTATCTGACAATAGGTTCAATGCTTTGTATACTTTCGGCATCATGTCGTACGTGTAGTGGTGGCTGTCCTCTAGCTTCAACCGCTTGACGATTGGCACACCATTGTTATACGGCTCTGTCCATTTATCAAACTCGTATTGGTCTGGGTAAACTAGATAGATCTTCTTAACCATCATATTCATATCAAAGTCAGAGGTTCTCTCAGGGTAGATAATCGAAGTCTTACCCTGTTTAATCTCCTCAGTGCCAACTAAGTTCAGCTCGATACAGCAGCCAAACAAGAACGCACCAATGTGTACCTGTTTCTTATCATTCAACAATGGGTCAATGTCCTTGCCAATCTTGTTAAGCACAGCCGTCAACCTACTGGGTGTTGATTTCTCATAACCCTTGTAGTTCACTTTCATCACTAAACCATTGACAACATGACGTAGTGTGATCCTCGCAGCAGCTTCAGGACTAAAACCCTTTAGGTGCTTCTTTGCGGTAGAGCGACCTTTCGGCAATGCTATCAGACTCTTCTCAATCTGAACAGCGATCCTTTCTTCTAATGACACTTTCACTTCTTCTAAATTTATTACATTATTCATATTATTCTCCCTTTTGTTATCTCATCAGTGTAGGTAATCACCCTACAGACAGCCCCTAAGTGAGACTGTTTCGATAGTCCTACTTTCTACGACCCTTTTGACCACCATTTCTACCACGTCTTCTCAATTCTGCAATAGATATACCTGCTGCCGTGATGTATCCACCTTGGCGTCTATTTTCAGCGATGTCAAGATATCTAATGATACGTGTGTCGTTGTCGATGTACAAATACTCCGGATGATCTATTTCAAATCCCTCAAATCTGCCACAATACTTCTCCATCCACCTTTGTGCCCGTTTACGGATAGCACCTTTACCTTGTGAGAACTTGTCATTGTCGGGCATAGCATACCACACCGTCTCAAGACCGCGCCCCTCTGTTACGACTTCATTTAATAATTCTTTCCATACTGCTGTTGTTATTGTTTTCATTTTAGTTTTCCTTTTGTTGGTTGGTTGTTTGATTAATCTCATCAGCACAGGGGTCATCATCCCACTGTGGACAGCCCCCTTTCAGGACTGTTTCGATATGTTACAGTTGTATACCACTCTCACCATTCAATCAGTGGAGGGTAATGACAAACTTCACCAGGATCCACACACGGCTCCACCATCTCTCTGGGGAACCTCAGTAGATCACTCTCGGTTGCTACGTGGAACACGTCAATGATGTCTCTGTCGGTCCTTTGACGGATGCCTACCCAGTCTTCCCCTTCGAAGTCTGTGATGATCAGGTTAAGTTCCCACTGTGTACCTTCCTCATCATCAGTCAGTTCACGGTTGTCAAGGTACAGCTTCTTCATCTGCTTGGTAGTCTCGTAGTTAATCGTAGTTGCAGTTTCGTTCATTTCAATTGTAGTTTCGTTCATCTTAATCTCCATTGTTGGTTGGTTGTCTGGGGGCAGGTCATCCTACTCCCTCTATTAATGAGCCGCAAACTGAAACCCCTAATATCGTAAAAGTCGGTAGAAGTGGGTAAAAACACCCATATATACCCGAAAAGTCGTTAAAATACCTCCCCAAGCCGTCTTTAGGTACTTTTAAAAACAGTGTGTTCTTGCTCTGGAGCTTGATTATTTAAGCATTTCCCACAAACTGTACCTACCCCAAGCTCTTCAAGGCGACCTTCTTTTATAGCTTCAACCACCTGCGCTTCAGTTACCGCCAAACATACACAAATATACAAACTACTTACCGAACTTATCAACTACAATATCATTCATATCATCGTAGAGTTTAGCGTATCTTTCTACCATATCTGAAAGGCTAGGCATCTTCAGTTTCTTTCCAGCCATGATCAGTGTTTTATATGCCAATCTTTCACCTGCTACCTGCGTCATTATAAACGTGTGTTTATCCATCTCTTATTCTCCTATTAGTTGTGGTTAGTGGGTCTCTTACGTCAAGTCCCTTATAGGAGCGTCTTACTGAAATACGTCCAGCTCATCGAGGTAAATCGAGTAAGACGCCCCAATAGAGAAGGGTACGCATTTAGCGGTAAATCGAGTAAGACGCCCCCATAAGGAGAGTACGCAAAAGTACCTCCCAACCGAACACAATGTTCTTCTCCCGACTGTTGTGTGTGTAAAAGTCCAGTAGGCTAATCACCTGCTGGCAACATATTACTAAACAATTAAGAGGAATACAAACTATGGAATTAAACAGTAATGGAGAAGTGATCTCATGTGAGATGTGTACCTCTCCCGAAATAATAGATATACCCATCGAGGGTAATCAAATTCAGAGATTGTGTTATGACTGCCAGCATCTAGAGTTTTTCAAGATACCTGACAATCCACCATACGATCCCAATAAGAAAAAGATCACTGATCAAGATATGATTGACCTTGGCTTCACACAGTTGGAGCTAGATCAAGTAAGAGAAGAGTTAAAAGTAGAACGTGAGAGTCTGACTAAACACAGGCTCTTACTAAAGTAGTGGGAGTAGACACCCAACTTTCGAAACCTAGTTGCCGCAATGCTTGTCATTGTGCCCCCAGCAGCTAGGTCAGCACCTAAGTCATGAAATGAGTGCTCTGATGAGTAATTGGCAAATGTAGAAAGGCATCTGAAAGAGCCATAAAAAAGAATAGTTATCTACATAATTTTTTGAGGGTAGTCCCAGCGACTATCTTGGTATGTTGCTAACGCCCGACGGTCATGTATATGTCCTCCAGTGAAGCGTAGAATTTCTGAATAGATCCGACAACGGGATTTATTAAGCCATTGAATTGGCACAGGACATGTTCAAACAGTTGTGCGAAGATCACTGTCAAGGGCTGAACCCCCGTGTGTGATATCTGTATCGAAGCTGCCGTAGACCTAGCTGATACTGATTAGGAGAGTCTACCTGTACACCTTTACCTTCTTACTCATTAGAGTAGTGGTAGTGGTATACTGAGTAGAACCCTCTACGCTTCACTGGAGGTCATATATATGATTTGAAGGGTGTAGTAAGAACCTTAGAGGTACTGAACAGTACTTAACAGTGTAACAACAACAATGACTATAACCAATAGAGGAGAAGAAAATGACTAAGAGAGAAAGGAGAGCGGAGAGAGCTAAGACTCATCCACCTGAGCTTAAAGGTATCACATGGGGTAAAGGTGTTACTTGGGGTAAAGGTATTACATCTCAGTATCACTTGAAACAACGGGCAAAGAAAGAAAAACTAGTGGCAGAGAAAGAAGCCAAACAGATGGAGATTGTAGATGCCATAAAGATATACCCAAATACAGTATTACCTTATACAAAACTGGTGGGCTTCGTAAGGCAATATCGCTTACCAAAAGATTTCCCGATAGTCTCGAACAGTTGGAGACAAGTAAATGACAATGGTGACCACAACGAGTTGCTAGTGTTCACAAAGAAAATACCAAACATAAGAAAGATGATAGGTCATAGTAGATCATTTGATGTTGTACTGGATAACACAGGTGTTCGAGTATTCTATGACATTACACACACAAGAGTGGGGGAATGATGAATAAACCAAGATTTGAGGATATACACACAGCGATCATGAAACGCAAAAATACTTGTCCTATATGTGGTAAACTGAAAGAAGCTAACCACCGTAACGCTTGTAAGAGGAGTAACTGATATGAATGAGATTAACGCAGTAGAATGTAGGGAATGTCATAGATTTTCTAGGATACTTAAAGCGCCTAAAACGGGTAGCACACTATACAGAGCACACTGTGATTACTGTCCTCATAAATGGACGATTGACCCAAAGAAGGACAAGACAGTTGTGATGAATTACGAGCATGATCAGAAACACCCACGGGGTAGGTTCAAAGATGCTGAAGAATACGATTTAACATACGCCAGACTTGGGTACCCCGTGAAGGGCAGCAAGTATTTCTGAAGCCCTCAGATGCGTTCTAAGCGACGATAATCCCCAACCTATACAACCGGGACGGTAAACTATTATCGAGCCGTCAGCGTCCTCTAAGGGGGCTTAACGGGCATGTTTGAGAGTGATAAACAATGAATATAACGGCACATAAGCAGAGGAGAGGTATAATGGGAAGATTTGGAGAAGACGGACACATAAGTGCCGCAGAAGCAGGGAAGAAGAGCAAACGAGGTAAGAGCCTTAAGGGGCATATAAAGCTACATTTAGACCAAGCACATCGAGACAACTTCAAGAAGATCATTGACGATGCGATGGAAGAAGCATTAACAGGAGACTTGAGAGCGAGGGAGTTCCTGTTACGAGAGTCAGGGATCTTACGTTCACCCGAAGAGATAGAGATCTCTGATGTAACGCCTACGTTCCTTGTGCGCCCACCAAAGGACTCGCCCAAGGACTCGGAAGAAGACGATGAATTATAAGGAAATCAGCCTCACGAGAGCACAGTGGGATATCTTATCAAAGATCCGTAAAGGGTACCGACGCAACTATGTACTCCGGTGGGCTCGCAGGTCGGGGAAGAACTACTTAGCTATGGTTATAATGATCCAGACGGCTATTGAGAAACCAGGATCACGCTCACTGTTTGTGGGTAAGTCCTCGAGTAGTGCTCGTATCACAGGTTATGAAGTGGTTGTAGCGATGCTGAGAGATCAGTGGTCAGAGAACTTCTTCAAAGGTAACGCTTCCAAGATGGAGATCGCCCTATCCAATGGTAGCGTCATTGCTTTCGGTAGCAGTGGCGAGCCTGATGGGATGCGTGGACAGGAGATTGACGGATTGCTTATTTGTGATGAAATAGATTTCCACGGATCAGCAGCTGGATCTAACTTTGATGAGACCTTTGAGTCTATTCTCAGACCGATGACGAGTCGTACAATGGCTCCGATTATCTTTACCAGCACACCCCGAGGAGTGGGATTACCCCTCCATAAGAGGTGGTTGTTGGGGGAGAGATATCCTGATCAATACCATTTATCACATGTGAAGGCTGATGAAGCTGACATCATTCCAGCAGAGGAGCTAGCAATAGCCCGTGCAGAGATGAGTGATGCGGTATACCGTGAAGAGTATGAAGCCGAGTTTATGTCAGCAAGTAGTAGGGTATATCCACACTTTAATGAGATGAATACTGTGCCGACTGTCGTTGATAATATGGCAGAGATATATGTAGGGCTTGATCACAACATATCCCAGAGTACAGCTATCATTGCCCAGTTAAGTGGTAAGGATACATTGGAGATCATTGATGAGATTGTCTTGACTAACTCTAATACACGAACTATGGCTATATCGATTAATGCGAGATATCCGAATAGAAACATAACAGTCTTCCCAGATCCGTCTGGTAAGGCTCGTAAGACTAGTGCCAGTATGGGTGAGACAGATCATACTATGTTGGCTGATGAAGGTTTGAGGGTGGTTTCACCGAAGGGGTCGTATTTGATTTCTGACAGGGTTAACACAGTGAACAATATGGTGCTTACAGCAGACGGCAGACGTCGTTTGATTGTAGACAGCACAAAGTGCCCATCGTTAGTAGAATCAATGTCGTTCCATTTGAATGACGAGAAGAAGGGAATGCCTATGAAGGGTTCGCTTGATCACTATGACGATACGAACGATTCACTTGGATATCTCGTAATGGGACTCTTCTCAAAGGACTTACAGAAGTCAACTAAAGTAACTAAACGTAAGACGACGCAGTTCTACGGTTAATAAACAGGAGCAAGAACAATGGGAACACCAAGCAAGAAGACCAATGAATGGGAGGTCGTCTCAACACAGGTTAAGAAGTGTAGAGATTTCGTAGCAGGGGAGTCAGCAGTTAAGGGAGAGGGTGAAACATACCTCATGAAGTTCGACCCAACTATGATGGTTGATCGCTACAACTTATATAAAGAAGAAGCACAGACTGTGGGACTCACATCAGCATTTCATGAGAGTCTACTAGGTGCGTTAACAAGACGTCAACCTACTATCACAATACCGACAGCAGCTGATTGGTTGTTAGATACATTCGGAGACCGTGGACAGGGTTTACAACTATGGTTGTTAGAAGCCCTTGGAAGCCAACTTACGTCAGGTAATGACTTTGTATTCTTGGACTATCCTTCACAGGAAGCTGAGAGTATCCGACTAGGTATTGATGTAAAGCCTTACCCTATTATGATCAGAGCAGAGGATATTATCGCCACTAATGTAGAGATGGTTGGTTCAGCACAAGTGTTGACTGAGTTCCGATTCAGTGTAAATGAGTTGGATCCATCTAATAAACTCTTTGATGATAAAGAGCGCACTAGAGTTGTCCGATTATTCTTAAAGGACGGGTTAGCATACAGACAGGACTATGTACAGGATAAAGAAGAGGGTGAGCTCATGGAGTTCGTACTTAAAGGTAAGCGTTTAGATGTATTACCAGTATTCAGTTGGTCAGGTCAAATGAAGCCTGTCACACCTTTACTCTTAGCTATGGCAGATCTTGATCAGCACTCATACAACCAACAGAGCCGTAGTAATCATTACAGTCTACTTATGGGAACATCCACATTAGTTGTGACAGGTGTTACCGGAGATGAAGCAGACAGCTTTCAAGGACTCGGTGGTATTTTCACTACTGAGAGTGAGCAGGCTAAGTTCAGTATGTTGGGTTTAGACCCATCTATTGTAGCAGCGTATGAGACTAAGTTAGCGACCAACCGATTAACAGCAGCAGCACTCGGTGCTCGTATGTTTGCTCAAGAGAGTAAGCAAGCGGAGACAGCTGAAGCGTTATCAATTAAGAACGCTGGGTCACACGCTACATTGGGTCAACTTGCGACGACATTTGGTAAGGTTCTTCAAGAGATCCTAGCATTCACTATATATTGGGATACTGGAGTTATGCCGACACCCGTTGATGTAGCTGTTGAGTTCTCTAAAGACTTTATCCCAGCTGTATTAAATGGCACAGATCTAACAGCACTAGTAGGTGCCCGTTTACAAGGTGCTATTACTGACCGAGTATTCTATGAAGCATTGGTCAAGGGTGAGTTGATAGCAGAAGACTATCTATTCGAGGAGTTCGTAGAAGACCGTCAAGCTCAGTTAGCTGTAGAACAACCAGCAGTAGAGGGAGACCTCGGAGATGAGTAAAGGAAGTAAACAGAGACCCACAGATACGGATAAGTACCAGGAAAACTGGGAGCGTATCTTTGGTAAGAAGAAGTAAAATTAACGATAGGAGGGTTTATGAAGAGTGTTAATACCATTCTCAGAGACAAACAGCTCCACCATGTTATCGCGGTAGAAGGCTTTAACAGACAACTCGATCGTGAATTACAGAAGATCCTTCAGCATGCTGACAAAGACATTTCGACATTGATCCGAGCTGGATCTCATACGGAAGTAGACAAAATGATCACTGTAATCACTAAACGAGTTAACAAAGCCTACACCTCTGTGTTTTCAGAGTATAAGCATCAGATCATTGGCTTTGCTGATAACGAAGTGAACTTCCAGTCGGATGTACTGAGAAATAATGTTGGTGATTCGTTGAAGCTTAGGAGGGTATCTAAAGCAGATATCAGAGCAGCAGTAATAACTAAACCCCTTCATGTGGGGGATATAAAAGCCCCCCGTACCTTCCGTAGACACGTAGCATCTTTGGCTAAGTCAGAGATAGTGATACTCTCGCAAGGTATTCGTACAGGGTTGGTCAGGGGTGATACACTCGATGAGATTGTAGATAAGTTATATAAGACTAAAGGCTTTACCGCCCCTAATCGTTTGACTCGTCATCAGTTAAGGACTATCACACGAACCTCCATCACAGATATACAAACTTATGTAACAATGGAGACATTTAGAAAGAATAGGGATATCATCAAGCATTACAAATATATAAGTACGTTAGATGATCGCACTAGCCCCATTTGTCAACGGTTAGACGGATTGGTATCTATTGTTGGTGAAGGTCCACGACCTCCCCAGCATTACCAGTGTCGTTCTACTATCATACCAGTTGTGAAGAACTACGATGAGATCCCTAAGAAGCACAAGAAGGGTAAACCATCTCCAGAGGTGAGAGCTTCGATGGATGGAGCTATACCAGCTACGGAGAGTTATCAATCGTGGTTATCAGGGCAAGGGACAGCAGTTCAGGATGGTATACTAGGAGTAGCGCAAGCTGATGT